TGTAACGGCAGATAATGTTTCTGTGCCTAACTGCACTGCCGACAACGTGGCTAGTTTCAAAATGCCTGGTGTAGTTTCCTGAGCAGTATTCGTATCGAAAATAATATTCCCGAGATCCGTATTATCTACGGTTGCCTTTAGACGGCTATTGGTACCGAACCCAATAAATACCTTGTTTTGTGTTGTACCGGTCTGCCCGATCCCGCCCCCTTGTTGAACTGGCGAAAACCCTAACGCCGCTTGAAACCCTTGCAAAGCCTTCGATACATACTGCGCAACACGAAGTGATGTTGATGGCTTTGAATTGTCCGCACCTGCTTCGGCTTCTTGCTGGGTTGCTATCGGGATGTTGTACCCTGCTAAGGTTGTGGCCGCGTCGGCTTTCGCCGCAACAGATGCTTTTGTTGCGCCATCTGTAATTCCGTACCCCGCAAGGGTGGTGGCTTTGTCTGCCTTCCCTGCCAAATTAGCATTAACAGTTTGTGCGTAAGCCGGATCGTTACCGACCGCCAACGCGAGTTTTTGAATGGTATTTAAATTGGCGGGTGGATTCGCCACAATTTGATTAACAAGTGCTTGAAGGTTTGATGTGAATGCAAAGTAGCCAAGATCAGTATTGTCGACAGTTGCACATAAGCGCCCAGATGTTGACCACCCAATGAATATCTTGTTTGCATTAGGGTCGGTTTGCCCTACCCCTCCGCCCTGTTGAACGGGCTTGAACCCGAGCGCCTGTTTGCCAATGGCCTCCGCCAGCTGATTAGTTTTGAATTCGTCAGGAACAATGCCCGCCGCCGTCAGCGCGTTCAATATTTCCAGAGTGACCGCGTTACCCCATTGAGCAGGAATCAGCGAGCCAGGTTGTCCCGTTGACGTATTTTCGTCAGCAAAACGCCCACCAATCAAACCGATGTTGGGAACACTCTTAGGAAAGTCCATCAGCTGCTAACTCCGTAATCAATAAATTCTAATGTGTGAGCGGGTGCACTACGCCGGATAACGCACTCAAGCGCACCGCTGGGGTTGCTACCAAACCGCTCCCCCCAGAAGCTGGCTCCAAACCGGCGCCCGAGTCGCCGCCTCGGACCGGAGTTGAGCGTCCACATAAACTGCGCAGACCAGGTTCCAAAATGAGCGGACCCGAAACGAGAGCGCCCAAAGCGTGGCGCCCGATGTTCCGTAATACGTGACTCGGGGTAGCCCTGACGAATAGCAATATTGATGAAATAGGCCCGGCTCTGGTCTCCTACCGCGACCAAGCGTTCACGCACTGCAAGCCTGCGATCTTCAAACGCGGGTTTTTCACCCAGGCAGGGGTCCGGCAATCCCATAACCCGCTCCCAATCTGGAATAAGCTCGCTCACACTTGCCGGGTCCATCTCGTTGATCAGGTCGAATGCCCGCGCATCGATGCGTGCAAGCTCTTGGGCCAACCCGGTCAGAATAGTTTGCAGCTCCGGTACAAGTTCCGGATCCCACGCCGGGCCAACTGGCAACAGGGCACGCAACTGTGCCTGATATTGCAACGCGTCTCTTAGACCACCCATATGCATCCCCCAAACGTAAGCAGCTGGTTCGCAGCCGCAGAAACATCAGCAACGGGAGCCAGTAATTTGTGATCAGTTTCGCCGGCCGATCTGCTTACCGACTCCGCTATATGGGTGAGTAAAAGAGTGTCCCCCAGCCCGGCCTCGCGGTTGTGCAAATCAATCAGTTGGGATTGCACAGCCGCACGCACGGCACTCGTGTCAGGCGTCAGTCGAATACGGTAAATAACCGGTAACGCCACAGGGGGAAGCACGTACAGCTCCGCAGTAACTGGGCGTACCCGCTCGATGTAATCGAACACTTCTTTCAACTGGGCAGCGTCAGGGATTGGATCAACGTCACCGTCACGCATAAAGAACACCGCGACCGTGCCAGGCCCCATGTAATTACGACGGCACCAGGCGCGGGTAACACCGGGACACTCCAATGCCCAGGTTTCGTAATCATCCCTGTTCCCCCCGTGAGGGATTACCCTGTAGGAACGAGACACTCTCGCCCGTAGCGCCTCGACGCTTTCCATCGCTATGCCGCCAATCAGACCTGGCGCCAACACGGTGAACGTATCCGCCACTCCCTCAATGGGCTGGACAAGTTTCAGAACCAGGCCGGGGTCGGCATTCCCCATCACGCCCGCGTCGACAGCTTCGATGCTGCATGTATTGGCACCGGCGACAGTTATCTTGCCAACAGTGACTTTGTAAGTCCGACCGTCACCAGCCTGCAACACTGTGTCGACATCCACTACAGCACGGGCTGCAGCGGTGAAACCCACCGACCCTGACGCAGGCTGAGCCGCTTTTCTAGGTTGTTTCAGGCGCAGACGTGCGGTGCGCTCCAACGTCTCTTCATCAGCAGTGTCCGGCAGGATCTGGTCTGCGATCCATTTCAGGTACCCGTACAAACCGTAGGCGGTACCGCTTATTGCTCTGCTCATCACCTGGGCGTCCGAGCGCCGTAGCGCATCGCTGGCGAGATCGCTTTGCGTGCGACCGACCAGCACGGGAAGTGATGGAGTTTCATACGGCATAGATCACCTGCCACAGTTGACTTGAGTTGATTTTCAGGCGGGCGCCCGTCAGTACGGTGAGGATCACTTGCAGGTTCAGGCGATAGCTGTCTGCACGCTCGGTGATCACATCCATCTCAAGCACCTGGCCGTCATCGAGCAGCCATTGCAGCGCCTCGCGGGCATAGAACTCTGCGTCTCGCTGGGTATCCGCCGTGAGCTTGACCCGGCGCAGCAGCCACAGCCGGGAGCCGATCCGGTCATCGGCTATGGTGGGATAGCTATCACCCCACCAACCGAAACGTTCATCGTCATCCACTGGGTCATCGGTGGCGGCACGGCGCCAGGTGAACAAGCTGATCACCACGGCGCGGATCAGTGAGGTTTCAAGGCTGGGCTCGATGTTCATCCACCACCCCCTACCGGAGGCCCAGACTGGTCAGTGCCGCGCATCACACCGCCATGCGGATGATTAATCTGGCTGACGCCGCCCGCAATTTGATCGCCGTCGGAGATGATTTGACCTGTCTGGTTGATCACCGGGGTCTCGATATTCACCGCCGCGCTTGCCCTGATATTCAGGGTTTCGGTTTCGATATCGATGATGCGGCCACGCTTGAAGTGCACCTTGTCACCTTCGTCGGTGTAGATGGCCACCTCGCCCGGTTTCAATTCTTTAATCCGGTACCGGCGATCCGCGACCACCAGCAGCACCCCGTGCGAACGATCACCGCCCATGAACGCGGCAATGCCCTCGGCGCCGGCCAACGGGTTACTGGTAAAGCCGTAGGGTTCGAAGTGCTCGAGGCTGTCCTTAACCTCTCCCGCCGTAAGGCGCATTTGCAGGGCTTGGAGCTTCCTGGCCGAATCCACCAGGACCACGGTACCGCGCACTAGAATTCGGTTGAGTAGGCTCATTCAGTGGGTTTCCAATCAGCGGGCAGCAGGTATTCGAAGTTGTCGGCTTTGCCGCCCTTCTTGATTTTTCTGTCTTTGTGCGGGTCGTGCGGCTCAGGTTCGAAGCCGTCCGGCGGGCCCACTACCATGGTCGTAATCGTCCCTTCTGGGCCCATGGAGTATGTGACTTCGGCGATCAGCATGTCGCGGTCGAAGCCAATCACGGGGTCGACAACACGCACCAGCATGTTGTGACGCCACAGCGCACCATTCGACTGTCTCCAGCCCTGCACCTTGTAAGTGGTGCTCAAGGCTTTGCCCATGCGCTGGCCGCGCTCCCAGTTGGCCCTGCTCTGGGCGAGCGTGGTGGTCATCTGGCCGCTTTCTTGGATGATCAATACGCGCTTGCGGGTCGTGCGCTCATCACTGACCTTGGCCGACACTTCCGCCGCCTGTTCGCCGAACTCATCGTCGGTACCGCTGCGCTGGCCCAGCACCCGATACTCCGAAAACACGCTGGAAAAATCTAGCTGCGTATCGCCAGACAAAACGTTCTTGCCGAGCTGAAGGGCGTCCACTGCCCTGCCCTCGCTGCCAGGCTTTGCCAACACCACCATGCCTTTGGCGTCATCCGTGGAAAACACGCGGAACAGCGTCAACAACCTGTCAATGGATTCAAAGGCCGTTTCGCCAGGTTCAATCGTGTGGTCGGACAGCTTGCCGGTTTCGGGAATCTCGCTGCGCACGGCCAACCCGTAGGGCGCGGCCAGTGCCTTCACGATGCTGAGCACGCCTTGATTTTTCCATTGCCCGGGTTTGTTCACTGCCGCGCAGTCCACCAGGTCAGCAGTCAGGGACCGACCCGAGATCGACAGCGTGATCTGCTTATCGTCGTAGCTGATCGGCGTGGAGAACACCCAGCCTGTGAGGATCAAATCCCCACCGATACGCACCTGGCACTTGGCGCCCTGGCGGATGGGGATAGAGACGGTCTGCCCCGGCCAGCGCCAGGTGATGCTCAGATTGAAGTCACGGGCCTGGCGTTCCAGTCCTGCCGATATCTCTACCTTTTTCCAGCCACCATAATCCAGGCCGTCAACGGTCAGGCTGACAGCGTTTGCGGTATCGAGCATAGGTTACTCCTGAGCGATTTTCAGCGGTACCGCTGGCACGAAGCCCGGATGTTGAATGCGGTTACGCTGCACCACCTCGCCGGCCCGCGTGGCGTCACCGAAGTGGCGATAGGCCAGGACCAGCGCCGGCAGGGTTTCTGCCGGCGTGATGTCTACCAGGCGCACGCCTGACGCCGCGACGGCAGTCAGGTGCTTGATCAGCGCCTGGCGCAGCGTATTGAGCGCCTGGTAATGCTCCGGGTCAGCCTTGAGGGATGCTTCCCATACGGCCTCGCTCAGTGCGTCACGCAGCTGGATCACGTCGTCGGCCACGGGAACTTCTGGCCGCTCCACCGGTTGCACGGCCTGATGATCAATTGAAGGCGTGGACTCCACCGCAATCGGCTGCGTCGCCACCGGCATCTCACTGATGATCAATGCCACCTGGACCAGCAACGAGTCCTGCACCAGGTTCGCTGCCGCCTGCGCTGCGGCGGTAGTATCCGCACCACTGGCTTGCGGCACGGTGTTGATACTGGTCACGGCCTCGGCGTGCTGTGAGGCCACCGCCACCGCATCGCGGTAACTGGGAGCGGCGATAGAAGCCGCTGCAACGCCAGGCGAACCAGGCGCGCTGCCAGGGCGGTTTACGCCTGTGCGGAAAAGGCCACTGGTTGAGAAGTCGCTGAAGTAGCTGGAAAACAACGCGCTGAGCGCCGACGGCGAATTCACCAACGACTGGATAAAACCGCTGAGGTTGGTAAAGATCCCCAGGAACGGCGCGAACTGCCGTTGAATGATCGCGTATACGCCCGACAGTCCATTGCGAAGCCCTATCAAGTTGATCCGGGCACTGTCTACCAACGCCATCGCCGCCTTGTAACGACGAAGCGCCGAGTCGAACAGACTTTCCGACGACTTGACCACCTGTTGCTGGGTGTTCGCGGTGCCGGTGGGAAACTTGCGTGGTTTGCTGGGGTAGAACGTCAGCTCCAGGCGAGCCATACCGCCCTCGGTGCGGCTGTGGGTTAGATCGCACTCGCCTACATCGACCAGCATCCGGCCCAGCCACGGGTGAACCAACTCGCCCGCGCCTTCTTTCTCCAACGCTTCCAGCAGCTTATCCCGCCGCTCAAAACAGTCGTCGCCGATGACGTAGGCGCTCACCTTGTGCACCTGGGATTGCTTGCCCAGCGACTCGAAAAACGGCTCATCCCGCTGGGGGTATTCGTGCAGCTGGCCTTTGCGGCCAATAGGGACTGCTGCCTGTTCGATCAGGAAGTTGATTCCCCTGAACGACGCAGGCAGCAGATCATCGCGCCAGGTCTTTTTCACTGCGTTCCTCCTGAGCCCACGGTGCGATAACCCACGCTGGGCTTTACGCTCAGGCCGGGCTGATTGGTTTTGGGTGGATCCACCCGCAATCCGGGCGGGGCGTTGCTGAAACGGATGTTCATCTCACCGTTCAACTGGGTGCGATTGGTTTGAGCGGCCTGCTGCGGAACACTGCCGGGCGCGGCCAGTGTCCCGGGGCGCGCTAGCAGAGAGCCGGAATTGCTCGGCGCCAGCAGGTTAACCGGCGGAGCCTGGTCGGGACGCCGCAGCAGCCTGGATACATCCGCGCCCCCCTGGATGACGTTCCGCAACGTCTGCTGATTCCGTACGATCTGCGCGGCATTGGCCTGTAAAAACTCACCGGTACCGCCACCCTCGCCAGCGTTGCGGATCCTTTGCGCCTCCGCGAAGCTATTGGCCTTCGCCGTGGCGGTTTGGATCAGACCATCGCCACCCTCTCCGCCTCCGAACAACTTCATCATCGGCTCGATGATTGGCCGCAGCTTTTCCCAAAGACTCTTGAACCAGGCGCTGATGGGCTCCCAGTTTTTGACGATAAGGCCGAGGGGCGACCAGTCAAAAATCGTCTTCATGAACTCCATGGTCGGCGTAGACACCGCAACCAGCACGCCCCATAACGCTTTGAAGAACTCAGACAGCGGCCCCCAATTAGCCACGATCAATCCAATGGGTGTATACGACGCAAAGGTTTTAAACATCTCCGAAGCTGCAAGCGTCGGGCCTCTGATCTTGTCCCACATTGCGTTGAAGTACGGTGCAATGGCGGACCAGTTCGTCACAATCAACCCTGCCGCCAGAGCGATGCCGGTAGCCGCAAGACCGATAGGGTTGGCTTTCATCGCAAACGACAACAGCTTGGTCGCCACGATTGTCGAAACAATACCGAGGCGGAGCGCGGTAAAAGCTATGCCCGCAGCCGCAACACCACGGACTACATCGGGATTGGCCTCGATCAGTTTTGCGAACTGAACCACCATTGGGCGTACTGCATCAACAACACCGTTAACCGCAGGCAAAAGCGCATTGCCAACGCCCTTCGAAACGTTGCTGGCGGCATTACGCAGAAGCCCCAGATTATTCTCTGTGGTTGCGGCACGGGCGGCATACTCTTTCTGCATTGACCCAGCGTAAAGGGTCGAATCCCCAACTTTGTTTAAGTTGCCCTTGAGCAAATCAAGATTCGTGAGCAGCGATGCAATCGAGGTCACCGACTCTGACCCGAACAGCTGGGTCAACAGCCCCACGCGTGACGCGGCGTCGACCTTGCCGATGCGCTCAAGAATGTTCAGGATCGTGCCCTGCGCATCCGCCTGCATCGATTTAGCAACCTGTTTGGAGTCAAGACGAATCGACTTGAACGCCAGCGATTGGGCTTTGGTAGCCGAAGCCCCTTTGGTCATCGACAACATGAAGTTCTTGATGCCAGTGGCCGCGACCTCCTGCTCTACCCCCACCCCGGCCATCGTCGCACCCAGCGCTGCGATCTGGCCGGAGGCGAGGCCGGCAACCTCACCCAGTGGCCCGATGCGTGTGACGATATCGGAAAATTTCTTGGTGTTCGCTGGCCCCGTGTTACCCAAGTAGTTGATCCGATCAGCAAGATCAGTCACCTCGCCCTGAGTCATTTTGAAGGATGTCCGCCATGTTGCCATCATGTAGCCGCTTTGATCGGCGGTCTGGTCGAAGGCAATACCCATCTTGACGGCTGCCTCTGCGAAACCCAGCAGTTCGTCTTGCGCGAAACCAGCCTGCCCGCCGGCTGCGACAATCTTGGCGATATCGCCCGCGGCCATTGGCAGTACTTCTGACATCCGTGAGATGTCTTCGCCCATCTGCTTGAATTGCTCAGGCGTCTTGAAGTCGACAACCTTGTTAACGTTGGCCATCTCGGATTCAAACGCCACCGCTGACTTGATCCCGACAGCGAATGGGGCGGCCATAGCGCCGCCGGTCACCAAATCCTTAATGCCGATTTTCCCCAAACCGGTTTTTTCGAGGTTCTTCCTGAACGAACCAACGTTCTTCTGGATTCCGGCTAATTTTGGCGACAACTTGTCGACGCCAGTAATTAACGCCTTAAGCTGAAATTTATCCGCCATTATGATTCCTGCCGGTATGCGTTGATGCGAAGGGCCTGGTCCTGCGACTCGATGATGAGGTCCAGAGACCTAGACATCATTTCCTCGGGGTCGACCCTCCAAAACCAAGCCAGGTCATAACTGACGGCGATCAGGTCTTCGGCGGAGGTGACGCCGACGTCATGAAAAAACTAAAGATCGCCCAAGCCAATGTGTTCAGGTCCGAGAGGTCCAGCTGATTGACTGAGGAAGGTGGAATGCCCGCACACACCGCGATGTATTTGGCGGCGACATCCATGTCCAGATAGACGTCTTCGTTCTTATCGAGTTTGTAGGGCATCGCTTTGATTGCCCGCACCTCTTGAACAGTAGGTCGACGCAAAGTCAGCTCGGTCAATTGCTCACCATGGGCTTCGATTGGCTGGGCCAGCTTGATTGGTTCACTCATTGCCATGTCCCCTTGATACCGTCGAATTGCAGCTCAATCGTGCCGTCATCACCCTTGGAGCTGGGTTCATCGACCAGATAGGCACCGGCCAGCACGTAGACCTTTCCGTTCTTGAACTCAACGGTAACTGTCATGTCCGTGCCGTTGACCAGTTTCTTTATGTCCAGGTCATTGGTATGCACCGCTGTGACCTTGACCCACGGCGCAAGGTCTTCTTCCTTGTAAAAGCCCGGCACCACCGTCTCCCGCTTGACCTCCATCAGCGGCGCTTCGCAGCCCCCGGTGATGGTCAACTGAGCGCCGTCTACTTTGACGTAGGCCGTGCCCGCTACTTTTTGTCCCATGGTTTATCTCCGCGCATAAAAATGCCCGCGCGTCGCGGGCTGGGTATTCAGGGGCAGCGTTACGCGGCAGCGTCGTACTGCAAGCGGAACTGGTTGAGTAGCGCGAAGACGCGCAGACCGTTGATGTAGTCCGGCGGGAACAACACGTTGACCCGGCTGGGGTCGTTGCCATCACGCTCTACGATCAAGTGCTGGGCGAACAGCTCGGCGTTCTCTACGTGGCCTTCCAGCTCCAACTTGGCGTACTGGGCAATCAGTTCACCGCGGATAGTGCTCGGCGTCACGATGGGCGCGCCGGCGCCGAAGCGGGTACCGTCATTGGCCAGCTTGTGGCGGCCGTACTTGCTGGTGATCACACCTTGCAGGCGCCGGATGATGAACGCCGATTGATGCATCGTCTCGCTGTCCAAGTATGAGTTATCCGGCTGGCCGTAAGCATTCTTCTGGTAGGTCGTGATAGCGCGCTGGATTCGCACGTAACCGCCTTCAAAGTAGGCCGTTGCAATCCCGTAACTGAGCAGCGATTGACGCTCAGTCAGGGTAAACCGCTCGCTCGCCGGCGCCGGATCCAGGCCCGGCAAGCTACCGCTTTGAGTCGGGCGACTGGCATCCGCAGAGATAAAAACTGACGTACGAGCAGCCAGCGATGCCGCCTGCACCCAGAACGGTTGGGGCGCACCTACCTCCATGGCCTGGATGGTCATGTGTTGGTCGTTGCGCGTCTGGCCCGCCGCGACCAGCGTACCAAGGGTGCCACGCTTGGCGCTGTAGACGTGGCCGAACAACTGCTTGGCCCAACTCCAGCGACCCACGCTGTCATCCATTGCAGCCTTCCAGGCATTGAGACTGGTCGTATCAGACCAGGGCATGCAGATGAATTCGAAAGGCTCGTCGCCCAGGGCGGCCAACGCCTCTACCTGATCAGGCGCTCCAACACCGCCTGCCATCGCGGTGACGGTGGCGGTAAGCCCAGCCGGAATAATCTCGCCGTTGGTCTTGCCCAACCGATTGAGCTGCAAGCTGATGTCGTTGCCGCTTTCGCCCTTCCATTTGCAGGTGAGCGTAACCACGGCTTCGACGGCAGCCGCTGTAACCGGCAAGTCCGGTGAGGCGTTGATTCGAACTGCAAGCGCCGATGCGGCCTGGGCAGCAGTTGCGGCACTCACTACAGTGGCCTGCACACGCACACCGCCAACGTACAGGTTCAACAAACCCGCCTCAGTAGCCACACCTGCAAGGGTCACGGTTGAGCTGGCTACCGCACCTTCGGTTGCCAGCAATGGCAGGCACCAGACTTCACCCACAGGGTCGGTCTTGCGCCAGGCTTCGTACATAGCGGCCAGCATGGAACCTTGACCGCCAATTGTCTTGGCGAGGGCCACGCTGGGCACCAGCACCAGAGAGTCGATATTGTCGCTGGTGGCGTTGTCGTTCACCTGGCCGACGATCAGCCGGCGCATGGTCGACGACGCACTGTTCGCCGCCGAGTTGTCCATCTCCGCATAGAACAGCGGAACACGCAGATCTGCCGGGATGTTGCTGAATCCGATGGACATTATTTTGCTCCCTCTGGTTTCGCCGCTTTCACGGCCTTGGTTGTCACGTCTCCATCCGCCAGCCGGCGGCGCCACCAGGCATTGTCTGGAACTTCCCGCCCCGCTGCCGGCAACAGGTCGCCCGCCTCAGGATCAGGTACGGCCCGGCCAGCGGCCGGCACCACGGTGATGCGCTTGGTCATGGTGTTACGTCTCCTGAGAATTTCGCTTCGATACGCCCATCCGGGCCGGGGGATTGCAAGTTGGGGTCTGCCGGGTCGATGCAGTCCATGTTGATGGTCATGCCGGTGAACGGTGGCAAGCCGTCAAGCTCATACTCGTGCCAGGTCTCGGCGGGCTCGGCCGACGTGTTGCGCCCCAGCTGGAAGTCAGAAGCGAACGTAAACCGGTAGATCGTGCGGTTGCGGTTGATCGAGATCAGCTCACCGCCTTCGTACTCGATCAGGTCGTATTCCGGCCCAGGTTTCCAGCCGATGAGGGCACGCCATAACTCGGCGCGGAAAACGTGCACCAGGTCGGCGGCTTCCTGGCCGCGGTCGTCGTGGGTGTCGAGGACCAGCACCACGTCGAACTTGTCGCTGATATCCTGCTGGACGCCGGTTTGGATCGCGTTCGCACCGGCCTTGTCGCCGATGGGAATTACATAGGCAGAAGGCCGACTGAGCTTGGCGCTTGCCGCCACGGCTTCAAAATCAATGCCGCCTGCAACACGACCTGCGAAGCCTGGGCAGTACTGGCGTAGTTGTGCAACGATTGGGGTAACTCGCATAGAGAAAGTCCAGGTATAGAGGGCCGCGGGCGGGTCTATCTATGGGAGATGAGTGCCCTATCCGAGAGCATCAGCAAAAGCCCGGCTCAAGATCGCCCGAACTTCCGAGCCTGAATCCTGCAGGGCGTCGGACATGTAGTTGGCGCGCGGTTCAATCCGCCATCCATTGCTTTTACGCGCTTCGACCAACGCCGCCCTTGCACCACTTCGCCGACGGTTGCTTTTGCCGCGTCCTTCACCGGGCGCCAACTTCTTGATACGGCTGCCCTGGCGCACACCGTAGTGCAGGTACGCCGGGTAATAATCTTTCATGGCGCCGGTCTTGTACGGCGCGACCTTGACCATGAAGCCAGACCGGGAAACCTTGAAGTTGATCGAACCCAGCAACGCGCCAGTCCGGTTCAGGGGGTAGCCGTCTTGGCCTCGGGCAAGGGCGATGTTCATCTGCGCCCGTTGCCGCACCAGCTTGCCAGCCTTGCGCATGGCCGCACGGATCTTCTTCTTGTCGAAGGCTTCGCGTTCGAATTTTTCGAAGCCTTCGATATGAATGTAACCGTCAACGCCAACTGAGTTAGCCATAGATACCGCCTCCCGCCTGGGCCGCGCCCAGCTCTTCGACCTCCAGCAATGTGAAGCGGTGACCGCCGTTCATATCGGCTACCCGACGCACCCGGTAAATCGAACCACCGTGCACGACCTCATGTGCATCGCTCATGCCTTTGAGGTAGTAAAGCGTCACACGATGGGTGATCTTCACATCGGTCTGAACTCCGTTGGCGTAGACCGCTGTCCCGACCGGCTCGATTTTTGCCCACCGTTTTTTCTGATCGGTGAACAGTGAGTCGAGACCCAGATCAGACGCAGGGATGTCAGACCGCAACCTCAGCGTGATACGCCGGTCAAACTCGCCGGCACTGGGCTCAAGCATTGCCATAGTTAGAACCTCGGCGGCACGGTGATCTCTGCCACCAGGTGATCAAGGAACGTTGAGGGCAACTCGGCCAGCGTGTGCCCGACCAGGAACACTTCCGGGTACCGGTAGATTGTCGCCGCCGCCATCAACAGCCAATTGCGCACGCCCGGGTGAAGGCTAATATCTAACCCCGCCCTGTAGCGGATGCGGAGCCGCCCAGCGGGCCGAATCGCAGGGAAGTGCAGGAAGCTTTCCCGCTGGTCCTGGCGCAGGTCAAACGGCCCACCCTGCTCCACCCAGCTACCGCTGGACTGCTGGGAGAATACCGACACAATTTCGCTTGCCTGGCCAACATCGAGGGCATGCCCGCTCTGCCGGTCTGCGGGCCACTCTTCTTCGTAAACAGCACCGCGAATTGCTGCGCCCGTTTTCGACTCGCATTGAGTGGTGACGCCAGGGATGATGATTTGCTCGATCAGTTCCGGCGCCATGTCCTCCGGCTCAACACGACACTGAAATGCCACCTGGTCGAGCGTCAGGACCGGCTCACCGAAGTACTCAATTCGACGGGCCATGACTTACGGCTTCTCGTCGAGTTCTTCGGTTCCGCCCTCTTCCTGCTGTTCCGCCGGATTTTCCAGCGGCGCCTGCTCTTGCGGCTCTTCTTCCGGCGGATCTACTGGCTGCTGGTCAGCGGACTTTTGGGCCGCATTTTTTTTGCCGGCACCCTTCTTGCCGGTAGGCGGGGTGACTACCTTTTCAGTGGAAGCTTTTTCCACATAAAGTCTTGCCCGGCCCGCATCGATCAGCGCATCCGCCGCAGCAGGATCAAAGCCCGCGGTTTCCCCGATCGCGTAGCCGCGCCACTCCTTCTCGAAGGTGACGATTTTCATATCGGTCATATTGTTGCCTGCTCAAGTAGTTGGCCCCACCAAAGGCAGGGCCAGGGGATTACATACCGGCGCCCCAAGTGATACCGGTGCCCACGGAAATCGACTCGACGTGACGCGGGCCGAAGTCGTGCTTGCTGATCACGCGGATCAGGGTCTGATCACGCTGGAACGCGCTGACGGTGTTACCGGCGCCATCCTTGTAGGAGGCCTCGGTGCTGATCGCAATCGCCAGCGTGGTGTCTTCACCGATATAGCAGTCGGCGAAGTTCACGAAGTAGATCTCGGACTCGTTACCGCCGGCGCCCAGGTTGACCGGCACTTGAGTGGTCAGTGCCACTGGATAGCCCTTCAACATTCCGCCGTCGATTTCTGGGTAAGCCTTGTTACCGTTGCCGTCGCGCAGCGATTGCAGCCAACGGATGGTGCGTGGTGCCATGATCCAGCCACAGCCAGCCAGATCCACGTTGGCCCCTTCCAGGCGCAGCATCATGCCGCCCAGGTACAGGTCGACAACGGCAAGCGTTGCACCAGCAGGCGCCCCCATCACGTTGCCAGGCAGGGCCCAGTAGCGCAGGCCCTTCGGCAGCGAGCCGGTGCCAGCACCTCGGATAAAGTGAAGATCTTCCGAGAGCCCCATGCTGACCGCCAGATCGCTGCTGACCTGGGAGTCGATGCGCGGGTTAACGCCCGCATACGCCAACAGGTCATTTGAGATTGGCACGATCGCTGCCGCCTTCTTGGCGGACAGCTTGAGGTCACCGAACTGCATATCAGTGATCGCAATGTCTTCCTCGGTGCCCAGGTAGGTCACCTGAGTGTTGCCAAGCACGCGAGGCATGGTCAGGTTGCCATTGTTCAGCGGCAGGCTGATGGCGCCCATCTTGCGCACCACGGACTTAGGCCGCAGCGATTCGATAACGCTGGTACTGAAATTCTCGGGTACCAGCACACCACCGGAACCGGGAGTCACAGTGGAAAGCGCCATATGCACATCGGCGCCGTAACCGCCCGTCTTGGCCATTTCAGCAGCGACGTGTTGATTGCCACCAGCCTGGACCATGAGGCGCACCATTTGCGCCATCGCAACACCCGGCTTCGTTGGTTCGCTGTGAACGCTGATATGGGCTGGAGAGCCTTTATTGCCCTGCGCGCTTTCCTCGACAGGCACCGCTGCTGCTGCCGCGATACGCTCGGCGCTTTCAGCGCGAGTAATCTTCGCGGTCATTTCGTTGATCTGCGTTTCCAACTGCGCAAACTGCGACAGTTGCTCGACGGTCAGATTACCGCCGCCCGACTCGATCTGGGCCAGGGCCTGGACCTGCTCAACGAGTTTGGCGCGTTCGCTACGCATTTGAAGTACAAGGGACATGGTGCCTCCTGGGCATTAAAAAACCCGCACAAGGCGGGCTTCGACGAGTGCCGCGAACGCGGTCAGCTCAGTGTTTGAAGATTCAGTGCAGCGGCGCGAACCGCGATGCGACCGCCCGGCCGGTTCGCCCGACTCACAGCGACAGAATGGGAAAGATCATCAACGGCCTGCTGCGGGCTCTGCATTCGGTCTGCCAACCCAGCAGTAATGCCGGCCTGGCCGCGATAGAGCCCGGCCTCGGTTGCCATGACCTGTTGTGCGGACAGCCCCCGGTATTCGGCGACGGCGTTAACGAAGAGCTGGTAGCTCTCCTGCACCACGTCGTTGAGGTACTTGAGCGACTGGTCGCTCAAAGGTTCGTGAGGGCTGAGATCGTTTTTGTGGGCACCGGCAAACACAGTGGTCACTTTGACGCCCATGCCCTCCTCCATCTTGGAGCGGTCCATGTGGCTGGCAATGACGCCGATGGACCCGACACCACTGGTCTGACTCACCACCAGCTCACTACAGGCTGAGCCGAGAAGATAGCCACCGCTGTAGGCCATGAAGTTGACGATGCCGGTAATCGGCTTCTGTTGGGCCATAGCGCGGATATCGGCCGCCAGTTCAAAAGCTCCCACGGCAGAACCGCCTGGGCTGTCGATGTCGAGCACGATCCGCTCGACCATTGGGTCAGCAACCGCGTTGCGAATTTGCCCACGCAGCTGTTCATAGCTGGTCATCGTTTCGCACATACCGATGTGGCTGCCACGACTGACCAGCACGCCGCTGACAGGAATCACCTCGATACCAGTGCGTGCGATTGCAGTTCGGCGCTCTTCTTCGCGCTGGGCAATGCGGTCCATTCCGTCATCCGACCACAGGCCGGGGGTGCCCTGCCCACCGATGTTGACAATGTTCAAGCTCATCACCTGGTTGGCCCAGCGAACGCCCAGATCCAACATATCAGGCATTACCAACAGCGGCTGGTTGAACAGCAGGCTGGAGGCTCTCAGGTAGTTTTTCATTGCGCCAGAATCCTCTCAATTTGTGCGTGCTGCATTTCGAGTTGCGCGCGCACCGCAGGGTTGGTCAAGTCGGCGCCGCTCTTGCCTGCGTCAACCATGTTCAGCGGCTGCATGTAGATGTCGCCACCGGTAACCGGCGGCATGTTCTCCAGGCGCCGAATGTCGTTGGCACTCAGCCAGCCCCACTGCCGTCCAATGGCATAGGCTTCGTATCGGCTCTTCTGATCACCGCGCAGTAACCCGGAGAGGTTGAACTCGATGAAGTAGTTGCGCCGGTCGGCCGGCAACAGGAAGTCGCGCATCATCGATTGTTCGTGACGCTTGACCCATGGCAGCAACGCGAACACCACGAACTGAATCATCAGTTGCTCAAGGGTGTTGTAGTTGGATTTCTCTAAGTCGTTAACCATGGGCAGCGGGATCTTGTAGATCCGAGCGATATCGGTACCGGTGGTTTTGAGAATCCCCAGCACCTCAGCATCCACGTTGTTCATTGAGACGGGCTTGAAGGTCATACCCTCTTGCAGCAACGCCACCTTCTTGGCGTTGTCCATGCCACCGAACTTCTGGCCCCACTGGTCGACGATTTTGTCGATGCTGCCCTGGTCCTTGATCGCAGGCGCCTCGCGCGGCCGCTCGATCACGCCGGAGACCGTCACACCGTTGGCAAAGCTCTTGCCCGTGTATTGCCTGACAGCCTGGGCCAAACCCAGTGAATCGGCGTGCACCTCAATCGGTGACAGACCAACGTAGTGGTTCGTGCTGAACCACCGCACGTGATGAATCATGCGCATTGGCAACGCTTCACCGCCACCGATCCGGTAGTAAGGCAGCATGTCGCCACCCTTGAGCACCTGCACCTTGTCGTTGCACAACGGCCAGAGCGCAACGATGTTGCCGTCATCGCGACGGTCGATAAAGCTGTAACCGTTGCCACGCAAGCCAGCAGCGCCCTGCATGCACTCCATGAATTCATACGGAGTCTGAAAACCGTTTGGCTGATACCGCAGAACGTCATACGCGGGATGGTTGATCGCTGATTCGCGCTGGCCCTTGTCCAGGCGCTTGTACATCTCACAAGGCAACTGCCCCATGGTCTCGGCTAGCAACGTGACGCAGTTCTGCAGGATCGGCAAACCCAACGCTGACTCCGGAGTGACCTTCACCCCGGAGCTGTTACGCCCGCTGCCGATCAGGCCGCGCCAGAACCCGCTACCCGTCTCCGTGAGGTTGCCACGCCCTTCGCCGAGCACGCTTGAAAAGAACATGCTCAACCTCCTTTGGGTTTGGGTTGCGTTGCAGCAGCTGCGCGATCTGCCAGCCAGGACCAGGCCATAAGCCCGACACCTGCCACGACACACGCGGCGGGCACGTGGACCATCGCCACACCGCCAACCAGCAGGCAGAAGCCCAGCAGGCCGGACAGCCAGGACAGAACGACCAGTTTCATATACCGACCCCTTCGTCGTAGATGGATGTGCCACCGGCGCCGGCGGCCTTACCGCTGATGCCAGTGGCCATGATGGCGGCGACAATGCCGTCGATTCGGCCCGTCGCCTTAGCCTTGTCGGCTTTGCGGTTGTTGGCTGGGTCAGAAACGATTACCGCGTTGCCAGCGTTCCAGGTCATTACGGGGTTACCGTCATGTCGCAGGGTTTCGACTGTTTCGCTTTCGACCAGCTCCCACTCGCTGGGATCAAGGTCAATCACGCCGTTGCCCTCAGCCTCGGGAGCGAGGCCAAGCAGGCGCCGCTCAAACTCGTCAACGGCGGGGCCCATGTCCTTGAAGCCTTGTCCGAAGCCCACCATCTCGGGCAGCGTGATGTCGTATTCCGACATCAGTTGCAGCAGGTCTTCGATCCGCCAACGGTCGTAGGCGATACGCTCCACGCCGAAGTACGCGGTGATAGTGACCAGGCGCCGCAGCACATGGAGCTTGCTGATGGCCCGCCCTGGTGTTGTTTCAAGGTGCCCGGCCTTGACCCACATGGCATAAGGCACCTTGTCGCGGTCCTCACGACCTTGCAGATCGTCGTCCGGGATCCAGAAGTACGGCAGCACCCGCCAGTGCGGATCGTGCGGCGCCGGCCAGAAAAGCAGAACGAATGCCGTCAGGTCGGTGGTACTTGCCAGGTCCAGGCCGCCGACACAGCGCCGGTTGCGCAACATCCGCATCGGCACACGCTCTTCCGCCTGCTTCCAAACTGCCCACGAAATCCAAGGGGCATCGGCCTGGGTCCACTCGCAGAAGTTCAAGCGTCGCACCACGGACTCTTGAGCGGGCAACCCCCGGGCAGCCTTCACCTGCTCTCGCAAATACTTGCGGCCGGGGATGCCGTCGGCCTGGCCTTCTGCGATGTGATCGAGCGAGGGGTTGACCTTCGCCCAGCAGCTTTCATCTTTGAATGGATCGTCGCCCTCGTCGAGCGAACAGATGAATGCAAAGAAGCTGTCGTCAGCTTCGATGCCGGCGCAGATACGGACGCCCAAGTCGTGATACTGACCGCACACAGTCTTCTTGTCGGAGCCGCTGTTGGTGATCATCACCACCATGGCCTTGCGGCGGTTCTTAGTACCGGCGCGCATCATGTTCACGGTGGCGGCGGTTTTGTGTTCGTGCACCTCATCAAGCAGGCCGATGTGAGGCCGCGGGCCTGACTTGCCTTCGTCGGCACTGATCGGCCGGAAGAACGAATTAGTATTGGGGTAGAACAGGTTCCACACCTTTTCGTCACGGCCCGACTGCACTAGGCGCGATCGGAGTTTGGTTGACATGTCGACCATCGACACGGCATCACGAAACAGGATCATTGCCTGGTCACGTTTGGTCGCAGCGGCATAGATCTCCGCGCGTTGCTCGCCATCCGACACCAATCCGTACAGGCCAATACCAGCCACCAACGGGCTTTTTCCCGAGCCTTTACCGGTTTCGATGTAGCCCAAGCGGAAGCGGCGGAACCCATCTACTGTCATCCAACCGAACAGACTACCGATGACAAAGGCTTGCCACGGGGCCAGCAGGAACGGCATGCCTTCGTAATCGCCGCCGTTGAGGCAAAGCACCTCTTCGAAAAAACCTATGGCTCGGTTGGCCTTGCCCAGATCCCAGATCAAGCCACGCGCTGGCCCGTGTTTGAGGTCTTGCAGGTGCCGTTTGCAGGCGTTGCGGACATCGGGACCGGCGACGATATCGCCGGCCAACACCGCCAGCGCGAACGCGCTGACGCGATCATCAGTTGAAGTACTTGTCTGCGGCGTCTCGTTGCTCATTGGGGAATAGCTCACCTTGCGGCGCCGGCGACGTTTTCAGATTGCGCCGGGACATAGGCGACAGGCCGAACTGGACACCGGCAGCGTTGGCACGCTTTTCGGCGTCGTTCGCGAGCTGGCGAAGGACGTGCATTTGCTGCGCGCCGGTTTTGAAGGTCTGGATGTCGCCGCCCAGGTCATCATCAGAAGCGTCATTGCGCTTCGTGATCAGCCGCTGGTACCGGCGCCAATCGGCGGTCGCCTGGCAATAGGTCGCCAGCGCCATCGAGTCCAATTTAGAAACGATGCCCAGCGAAATCAGCGCCGGTACCAGCTGCTCCCATTCGGCGATCGCATCAGCTGAAAGCACGTCCGGCATCGGCGGCGCACCAACCGGTACCGGCGGCGCCGCGACCTGCGCCAGAAGGTCGCTAACATTTTCGCGGCCACGATTACCTTGCAGTAATTTCAGCGCCGCCGGCGTTCCAGGGCGACCCGAGTTTCCGTTTCCGGCCATAAATACCCCTATCGTGTTGATACCCCCCCTCCCTCATTTATCCCGACGTTGCACACGACGGGGGGCGAGCGGTCTAGAGAGAAGTCGGAATGAAGTTTTTCACCCCCCTACCCTCGGGGCGTGCCATTTTTTGGTGCGCCGGAGATGGGCGGTCATCGGTTCCAGTGATGCCCCGGATCGACCGGGCGGCCATCGGCATTACACCCCGGCACCCGCCCGCTCTTCTCGATCCGCTGCTTCGTCGAGTCGTGGCAGAACTTGCACAGGCCCGCCCAGTTCTCAGGGTTCCAGAACAGCTTCCACGCCGCCTTGATCCGCGCCGGGTCACCACTGTCCTTGGCTTCCTTCAGCTTGGGCGGGACCTTATGGTCAACGACTGTCGCCGCCACCGGACGCTGATCGCACGAACACATCGTGCAGTACGGATTTGCCCGCAGGTGCGCATCTCGCGACTTCTGCCACTTGTACCCGTAACCCCGTTCGGTGCTGCTGGCACGTCGGTCATCCGACACATTGACCATCAACCCATCTTCCAGACACGGGCCAGATTGCCGTTGCTCTGACACACCGACCCGACGAACACCGCCAGCACGACCACCAGCGGCCAGGAGTTCGGCGGCATGACCAACTGCCCCTTACCGATGTACACCACAGCGGATCCCGCCGCGACCATCACCACCCAGGCAAGACAACTCATGCTCCGACGGAACCGGGCACCACGCCGACGGAAAGTGAACAGGCGGACGAACAGCGCAACGCACAACCAGAACGTGGCCTGCGTGAGTACTTGCGGCATCAGTTGACTATCCATCCTGCCTCCCTTGCTGCTCAGCAATGAGGCCGCGCCGCTTGATGACGGCCAGCGCGACGGTCACAACCACCACCGACGCACCGAACGCCGCCGGCCCGGTGTACTTGAAAGGCCTGGTGCCGAACAACTCAACCTCGGCCATACCAGGGGCAAACATGTAACCCATCACGAAAGAAACCAGCAGGAACAGAACCCGCTTCCAGACCGGCAATTCCTCAGTGGTGGTGAAGAACACCAGAGAGCCAGCCAGCGCACCGATCACCGCGAGCATGTCCACGCCCGCCAACAGACCGGTAGCCGCCAGTCCCACACCACCGGCCACGACAACAGTTGCCGGCTCGCTCATGCTGATTCTCCTTGCAGACACCCAGTGGGCCGAAAATAAAAAACCCGCCGAAGCGGGTTTGTGTGACCGACCCAAGGGATCGGGAGAACTGCGAAACCAAAAAATCATTTGAAGATGATTTGAATGACCTTCAACGCTTCCGCACTAATCAAGTCTGCTGTCACTGCACCGAGATCGACAGTAGATTCACCAGAAACGCCCTCTCTTTGCGTAGTCGAGGTATCGTATTGGATCAGCACTTGCCCTGCATCCTTATCAAGCAGGAAATTCAGGCTAGGGACCTTCTCTTTCGTTAGGCTTTTCATAATCACGTGGCGATAAAATTTGATGCCTATGGCTGCCGGCAATTTCTCGTTGCCCTTTTGCTGGCCATCAGTGGATTCGTAAATCCCACTTTCCTCGCCCCGATCAGTCAGATAGTTAGCTAGCGCCTCGAGAGTTGGCCGAATAACCGACTCTTGCAACTCTAGAAACGCCTGAAGGTTTGCCTCCTGCTTTTTATCTCTCTCCACCCTAACGCGCTGGGCTTCAGTAATCCTTTTAGCTCGCGCCTCAAAGATCGCGTCAAGCTTGGCATGCAAATCATCAAACATTCCCAATCCTCATTCCATTGTGTTGAGCCGCTAACACCGGCTTCACGAAACTTAGTTGGGGCAATGTGCCACTTTTTCAAGTGATCTCTACCCCGGGGCGACCAGCCTATATAGAAACCCCGCCGAAGCGGGGTTAGGTGACCGGCTCGGGGAGAACCGGGTGAAGCTGCACAGCACGTGCGAGGTCAGCGCCGAGGCGCAAATTCCATATCTTGGGGACTTTTTACCCTCTGAGTACGGAACCGAAAAGGGGGCAATTTCGGTTAACTAACTCGACGCAACTTTGACGCAGCTTTGAGGAGACTTTGAGGCAAAGTGCCCTGACCAGCGGTAAGCCACTTACGAGCCCCAGACCGATCAGCCAACACCTGTAACAGGCGCAGGTGCAGGCTATGCACCCAGTCATAGTAGGTCTGCTTCGCTCGGGACTGGGACCCAACCAGGTGCAGCTGCATCAACCACGTCGGCGCCGAGTCATCGGTATAACGCAGCACCGCCAGACGCTCCAGCATCTGCCCGCGCTCATCCTGGCGACCCACCTCAGCCAGAGCCGCCGCGACTTCTTGCGCAACGGCATCAATGCCAGCGCCGCCGTCCAGAAGGCTCCGCGGTCCAGGCGTGCCACGCGGCGCGCATCCACCCCACTCCATGATCGTCGCCATTGGGCTGCCCAGACCGCCGGCAGAGCCACAGCGCCGCGTTTGCTCGCCCCAATGCTTCAATAGAGTTTCCATTTCTTCGATCATCGCCCCGCTCCCCCGGTCAAAAACCAACCCGACACAAAAAACGCTATACCCAACACAAACCCAACACACCCAAAACCCTTTAAATTCAATAGCCTTAAATCAAATGTGTTGGGTGTGTTGGGTGTGTTGGGTTTAACGGTTCTCGCATAAGAAAAAAATCTTGCTGCCATGGATTCAAATAACATCGCCCATGCGCGTGCGCGACGCCAAACCCAACACACCCAACACACAAGGCGGAAAGCCGCGAAATAGAAGGATTGAAATTGTGTGGGGTATCGAAAACCAACCCAACACACACCCGACACACCCAACACACTTTTAGTCGGACTCATGCTGCAGCCGCCTTGATGTGGTCCCAGTTGTCGACGTTCCAGCCCGCCAAGCGCGCCGCAGCCCGCCAAGCAACTACCGCCTTGCCCAGATCGGCTGACCTGAGTGATGGGGGCTGGGAAGCCTGCTCATCGCGTGGAAAGAAGAACGCCCCAAACTTGCGGTTGCTGCCGTCGGTCCAGGGAATTGCCCGGGTCTTGTCCACCTCCGAGCTGATGAACAACGAGAACTTCGTCTGGCTCATCACGTGCTCTTTGTTGCGGTGGCACCACTCCAGGAACATCGCATAGAGGTCGGTGGACAAACAGGCGCCCCACATATCACGCCCAAGCTCGCCGTATTGCCAGAGGAACAGGAAAGTCTGCCAGCTGGCCCGACTCAGTGCCACCAAACGCTCACGCGCATCAGTGCTGGGCGGCCTGGTGCGCTGGTCGAAGTCGCCCAGGTCAACGGACAACAACCACGCGTACAACGCCGCGACGCCTCCATTCTCCAGCTCTCGCCCCACTGCCTTCTGGCGCTCGACCGGAAGTGTCTCCATCGGCCACAGCACCAACATTCGCCGGTCACTGGGCGCGATCGGCCAGGGCATAATCTCGTTGCTGAGGAACGCGGCGTTCATGTGGTTGGCTTCCTCCCAACCGTTGATGAACTTCGATTCCATGCGCACCGTCTTGCCGGTCACGAGGTGTTTGATCTTGCCCACTTGGTTGTAGCGCTGATCACGGCTCACGACCTCTTCAAACACCGCCCACAACTTGCGGCTTTGCCAGGCGTTGAAGTTGCTTTCGAGCTGAGTCTGCCCGACCGTGGCCGCGTACTGCCCATATAGCAAACCGAACGCATCAGCGAACAAAAGGCTTTTGCCCGAGCCCTCCATGGTGGAGTGAGCCAGCACAGCCGTATCCATCTTCGCGCCCAGGTGCTGCAACGGGTACGCCAACCACTTCACCAGCCAATCGCGTGACGACTGGTCGTGGTTGCACAGGAATGAAATCAACCACCGCAGGTTCTCGCACCCGGCATCATCGCGCGCCGGCTCCATGGGCAGCCCGTCGAACGTATTGATGTAAATGTTGGGATCCTTGGTCATCGTCGGGTCGAACACGATGTTCTCCACGTCGACCACGCGCCGCTCCGGGCTGTTCAACCACATACCGTACATATCACCGAGGGCCATCTTGACCGCGCCTTCGGCAACCCGCCGCTTCTTTTCACGGTCCCAAACGTCCTTGGTGCCGTCGATGTACACGTACCGTTCAATCGGCTCCAGGTTCAGTGCACCACCCTTCTTACCAGCCATCTTGCGCGCTTGCTCGATCTCCTTGACCTTATCATCCGAGATAAGCTTTTTGCTGGTGTCATCTGCCCACTGTTTCGCCAATGGCTTGCCGACGCGAGCCTCAAACGCGGTTTTCTTCATCACCCGCGCCTTGTCGAGATCCCACACTTGCGTGGTCCCCTCGACCAGCACGTAACGTCGCAGCACCTGCTCGTAGGTCAGCACCTCCCCCGCTCCCCCGTCAGCAGCAGGAGCGGCTTCTCCGGGCGCCGCGCTGGAGTCCTGCTCGCTGGCATCCGCCGATGGGGCCGGGGGAAGATCTTGTGGGGCTGGGCGCGACGCGTGCTGCATACCCAACATCCGAGCTGCGTCCTTGACCGCCTTAGACTGGTCGCCATCGTGATCCAGCAGGCAAAACACCTCAAACGCGTCATTCTGGTGACCGTTGGCCAGCGGATCCGCGCCGTGGTGCGAATAGACCTTGCGGTCGGTGACAGTCACACCAGGCAAGCCGGTGCTGCTGTGCGGATACAGCCACTTGTTACCGCGCTTGATGTAATCGTGGGCACGCAACAGCTCTTCCACATCGTGGCACCGGTTGAACTCATCAATCACCGAGGGTTTACCGTCAGCGGGTGGGGCGCGCTTGATGGGTTTCGCGGCGAGCTTCTTCGGTTTCGGCGCCCAAGGGCACGCGCCCTCGGCGCTGCGCTTGAACACATCCCAATTCTGCCAAATGTTCAGCAGCTCGTTGGTAAGCACCGGCAGACCATCAGCAGCATTCGGCGGGGTGCGCCAGGTGTACGGCTTGCCTGTGCCCGGGTGAATCGATGGAGGGAACACGTCCTGTACCAGGCCCGCACGAAGTTCAAACACCGTGAAGCGCTTGTATTCGTCAGCCTCGGCTTTGGCTGCCTCCTCACCGACAGTATCACCCTGCTCTTTCGCGGCCTTGGCTCGAGCCATCAACCCCTTGTGAATCGAGCCATCAGGGTCTTTCTCATTGGGCCAGGAGAGAGAGTGGCGCGTCAGCTCGATATCATCCGGCATTTTGAACAGCACGCGGAAACGCGACGGATTACCCACGATGGTCGGATAGACCACCGCCATGGCATCCAGATCGAGGCCCATCTGGTCGAACAATACAAACCGCGTCCACTGCACATCGTCCACGTCCAACGAGCAGACACGGCTGGGCCCGAGCACTACGCCCAGATTGTGACTTGGATTGCGTTGCCAGAATGCTTCGGCGGCAACAGGGTCGGTGATGTAACCGCCCGGTTTGTTCCAGCCCATGCCCTTCGGCGCCTTTTCGCCCGGGTCAATTGGGACAAGAGCAAGACCAAAATCATCTATATATCTACGTGCCCATAGACTAGGATTTGCGGAGTTATGCTGATTCAGCATGTGCCACCCCAGAGCGTCGATAAGGATATTTGCTGCCATGATTACTATCCACACACGCCAGAAGTGCTCTCATTGCCAGACTGAGGGCGTAATGCTTACTGGCTATGCACGTCTGACCTTGGCGGGAGTTAGAGTTGCTGCAGAGTGCAACTACTGCGGCGAGATAACCGTTATGAAAATCGAAGGTCTCGACCGCAATAGCCTTGATGACCCAATTTTTTTTAACAAAGTCATCAATTTGGATATTCAAAGCCAAGTATCTATTGAGGGGCATTATCCCGCCCTCCAAGATATTGACGTCCCTTTGCACTGCCCTCCAAGGATCTCGGCAACGTTTCGTGATGCCGTTGAAAGTCTTCACCGAAAAAAATATGAGACAGCGATTTTTTTGTGCGGAAAAACTCTGGACCTTTCGACTAAATCGATGGACCAAGCCTGGAAGCTGGAAAAGCGCCTGAAAACCCTGGCTGAGACCGGAAAAATCACTACGGACATGGCGAACTGGGCTGAAGAAATTCGCCTCGATCGTAATATGGCCGCACATGATGATATTCAGTTCACAGAAGCTGATGCTCAAGACGCCGTAACGTTTACGGAAGCTTTTTTGACCTATGTCTATTCGCTTCCAGCGCTCATCGACAGCCGCAGAGCGAACCGAAGCGGAAATTAAGTTGAAAGGTGCGCTATTCACTTATACCGCTCCCTCTGAGTTTGGCAACTGACGCAGGTAGCACAACCCTGGATCGTCTGCTGACGAAGTAACGGGATAGGCTCGTCGCAATCCTCACAGAATTGCGCGCTGACGGAGCACGTTGGGCGCGGACGGCTTGCAAGTGCGAGCTGTCGGAAATGTTCAGCAGCATCGTTGGCGATATCGATATCATCAGACATTGTCAGCGCCCTCCATAGCCTTGCGTGCACCAGCCATGATGCCCAGCACCTCGCGGATAACATCCATGCCGCGCTGCTCCAGCAGGAGCACTTCGTGGGGCTCCCAGATGTTGTCGGCGGCGCCGTCGTGCATGCAGGCCACGAACTGGCCTGACTCCTCGAGCATCTTGCCGACGGCCTTCAATGCATCAGCAGTTGCAGGTACCGGAATTGGCTTGTACCAAACGGCACCCGCCGGCCTGACCAGGGCATCCAACAAGCAAGGATCGGCGGTCAGCCTGATCACCTCTTCCATTTCGTCAGGATCCAGCCAGCGCCGCTCTTCGTCATGCTTAACCTTCTTCTGCAGGCTGTCGTAATCGAGCACCATATCGAGCGCCAAAGCGGTCACGCCGCCCCGGTAATCATGGGCCGCACGGTAAATAGCTTTGCGGAGTGAAAGAACCGGCCCAGCGGCCGGTGATTGATCTGTTCGACTCATAACCGTAAATACCCCTTTTACGGTCTAGCCATAGAAACGGGCACGCCCTATCCTACGACCACGACCGATGTGCATGTGCTGTGTATCGTCGTAGCTGGGCTGGGGGATTCTTTGGTGAGAGGCCCCAGCCCGGCATCTTTTAAGCAGCTTTGGGCTTGCGGCGCGATCCGATTGGTCGAATCTCCACCGCAGAACATGCCCCTTTCTCATCAACTCGCACTCGAATATCCCGCGCCGAGTTCAGCATTTGAGACACAGCGCTTTGCGAAACTCCGATGAGTAGAGCCAGCTCTGGTTGCGTCTTCCCCTCAGCGAAAGCTTCCAAGGGGATACCTATTTCATTAGCCATCCACGTTTCCTCGAATGGGCGTTCAGGCATGGATATTAGTGTTACTTCTTTTAATCAGCTAGAGAAAAAGTCGCGATGCTGTTTTGAAAATATAAGTCTTCCTTATAAATTGGATGACATGACTATATCGATACCCTTAACCGCCGATGACGAGACTCGAAAAGCCGAGGCCATGCGCCTCAAAGCTATTTTTCAGGATCGCAAGCGGAATGACCCAACCCTTACCCAAGACAGAATCGCCGATCTGTGCGAATGGTCTGGTCAAAGTGTCGTCAGCCAGTACCTGAATGGTCGCATCCCTCTCAACATCGGCGCGCTTATAAAATTCGCAAACGTGTTGGGGTTTTCGCTCGACGAAGTGAGCCCACGCCTAGCTGCGATAGCCGAGATGCCTCGCCTGCGGAGTTCGCAAGAAAGCAAAAAAACGCCGTCAAGCACTGCCTGGGAAATGCATCCAATTGAGGTGTGGGACGACGAAACTCCACTCGGTCCAGATGAAGTCGAGCTGCCATTTTTTAAGGAAGTGGAATTGTCTGCTGGGAAGGGATCTGAAGTGAGGCTTGAAACTAACGGGCGCAAGCTGCGTTTCGGCAAACGAACCCTGAAACGAAAGAGCATTGATCCAGCCTCAGCCGGATGCGTGCCAGTAACCGGGAACAGCATGGAACCTGTGCTTCCGGATGGCAGCACCGTAGGGGTCGACACTGCGAATACAACCATCCAGGACGGAAAAATGTACGCCATCGACCATGACGGCCAATTGCGTGTGAAGCTTCTTTACCGACTACCTGGATCTGGTCTACGCCTTCGCAGCTATAACACTGAAGAGCATCCAGACGAGCGCTACGATGGGGACTATGTGCAGGAGCATATTCGGGTGATCGGAAAGGTGTTCTGGTACTCGGTAATGCTCTGACCCCCCCCCTTGATCTAAAAGGCCCTTCGGGCCTTTTTTTTCATCCGATTTTTTATTTTCACAATTTTATAAGTGCTACTGTTGACTTATCAAATCAGTAATACTAATTTTGCATTCGTATCTATCTCTCACCAAAGAGTACGAATCATGCAAACGACACAGCACAGCAACACCCGCTGCCTGGTCTACCTTCACCCGGCGGCGGCAACCAGCCCCGCCGCCGTGGAACGTATTCAGCGCAGCACCGGCCTTTTGGTCATCGTCAATCTGGGTCGCGCCACCATAGCCCCCGCTCCCACAGCTATTACCAGCGATGACCAAGGCCCCTGGGGAGACGACGCTGCATGAAGCCTCTACTGATTGGCCTCACTGGCCGTGCCCGCTCCGGTAAGTCTACCGCCGCCGAACACCTGGTCGGCACTTACCTGCTGGAGCACTACGCATTCGCTGATCCGCTCCGCGATGGCCTGATGGCGATCTTCAACCTTGACCCTACCGACTTCGAAGGCGACCGCAAGGAGCAGCCACTGGTATGGCTGGACCTTTCACCGCGCCAACTTATGCAGTCGATGGGCACCGAGTGGGCGCGCAACACCGTGCACCCAGACGTCTGGGTGAAGCTCGGCGAACAAAACCTCGACTACATGAGTAAGGCACTGGGCGCAGTGCTGGGATTCGTCATCAGCGACGTGCGCTTCGAAAACGAGGCAGAGCTGATTCGCCGGCGCGGCGGCACGGTCATCCATATATCTCGGTCCGACGCACAAGCCGTGAACCCACACATCAGCGAGGCCGGTATAGCCGTTCACCAGCACGATCTGACCGTGCGTAACAACGGCACAATTGATGAATTTCTGCGCTTGCTGGACGTGGCATTCCTCATGATTCGCGAGCGCCGCCAGCGCGCCGAACAGCTCTCAGCCTGAGGCTGCAGCCATGAACCGCCCCCTGGATCAAACCGCAGCTTTGCTCGGGCTCAAGCCCCGCGCCTTCCGCACCAGGTTGCGGGAACTCGGCGTGCTGAATTCTTCCGGCGATCTAGCCAGCGCACACCGCGAGCGCGGCTACCTGTTCTCCGACCCACGCAGCCGCTGGAATCCAACACTCCGCAACTACACCCACTACTCCGTGGTGCTGGTCAAGGAAGCGGGTGTTGAGTGGATCGCCAAGAAGCTGGACATCACCATCACCAACAAGGACACAGCAGCATGAAGACGCCAAACGCCATCAACTCCGCTTTAGGCGCCCTGAAACTGGTGCCGATGTACCTCAACTACCCAACGGTGATCAGCCGCGCAACGCTGATTGGAGCCTCGGCCGAAGCTATCGCGCTGCTGGAATCATTGCCTTGCGTGTCGGTCGAGTTGACCGAAGTGTTCCGCTGCGTTGACGCAGTGATCGCAGAAGGTCAGATCGCCTACGTGACGCCGGTGAAGTGCCCGGAATACCCATACGGCGCAGTCGTCGCAGACGCCGAGGGCAACGTCCTGGCAGCAGCCAAGGGCAAGAGCAAAGAAGGTCTCGCCGAACTGATTCGCCTCAAGCTGGTGCCCCGAAAGGAGGGGTATGGGGAGGAATCCGCGTGACCACCACCCTGGAACAACTCCGGCGCCAGTTCGCCACACCATGCCCAACGCTAACCGCAGTGCGTGAACAGTACTTCACGCACATACGCACCGACCGCTACCTGCTGAGCGAAATCAAGGCCGGTCGGATCGCGCTGGTGGTCAAGCGGCTGCACTGTTCGGCCCGCGCCAAGCCAGTCGTTTACCTGCACGACCTGGCCGACTACCTCGACGCCCAGGCGACGAAGCAAGCGGCGTGATGCAAACGGAAGCCCCTGCCGATCAGGGGCATCGCAACACCCCGCCACCGTCCTCTCACCAAACTGTCCGGCGGCGGGCTCTAACGAGGCATACAGCACATGCAAATCGAAACCTACATCATCGCAATCGGCCTGTTGATCGGCTGGATTGCAACCGCCTTCTTCCTGATTAAAGCCAGCAAGAAAGCATACGCCCGAGGCTTTGATCACGGCGTCAACTCGGCTCGGGAGCAGCATGCAAGCTCGCCGGTTTGCTCCATTGCGGACCACGAGTTGATGACCAAGATCACCACATCACTGGGGCTTGCCGTAGAAACTTGGCAGGCCTTCCCGGGTACGGAAATCATGGTCGCCAAGGTGAACAAACAGCGGCGCCAGTTAACCGCATTCGCCGCGAAGATGTGGCTGGCAGCCTACCCCGCACCGCTCAACACGGAGGATGCTGCATGACCTGGATCCTCACCCAAAGCGGCCAACAGTTCGACCTGCCACGCCCGACCGCAGCCATGATCAAACCGGTGGATATCGCTCACGAATTGTCGCGCCTGTGCCGGTTCAACGGCCACACCCGCGCTCACTACAGCGTGGCTCAGCACAGCCTGATCGTTGCTAGCCTGGTACCCACCGAGCATCAGCTTGTGGCCCTTCTGCACGACGCGACCGAAGCCTACATCGGCGACATGACGCGCCCGCTCAAAGCTGTGATGCCTGAATACCAGTACGCGGCTGAACAGATCGATACAGCACCCAGATTGGAGGCATGATGATGGAATTCCAAAGCGAAACTCTTGCCGACGAAGAACTGGCTACCATCACCGGCTACCAGATCCCGTCCAAGCAAATTCAATGGTTAATCGACAACCACTGGGAGCATGTTTTAACCGGCGCCCGCCGCCCGATCGTTGGGCGGGTGTATGCTCGAATGAAGCTGTCAGGGGTCACGCCTTCCGCTGTCAATACGGCGGCTGAAGCCTGGTCGCTCGATCTTGCGAACGTGAGCTGATCAATGCGCCGGAAAAATGCAGCCAACCTGGATCTTCCACCACGGATGATCCGCCGCAACGCCACGCTCAAGAGCGGAAAGATTTGGACGGGTTATTACTACAATGGCAGGGACGCCAACGGCAAGCGCAAAGAGATTCCTCTGGGCCGCGATCTCGACCAGGCTAAAGTGGAATGGGCCAGGCTGGAGCAGCGAACGCCCCCGAAGCCCACCCACCTGCTGGGCTCCCTGTTCGACAGGTACGTGAAAGAGATAATCCCGACCAAAGGATTGCGCACCCAGTCGGACAACATGAAGGAACTCAAACAGCTCAGAAAAGCGTTTGAAATGGCCCCCATTGATTCGATAACACCTCAGGTGGTCGCGCAGTACCGGGATGCCCGGACCGCGAAAGTCAGGGCCAATCGTGAAATTGCACTGCTCTCGCATATATTCACGATCGCGCGTGAGTGGGGCCTGACCAGCAACGCAAACCCCTGCTTCGGTGTGCGACGCAACAAGGAAAAACCACGGGACTATTACGCAGGCGATATCGTGTGGAGCGCCGTGTACAGCCAAGCAGTTCAGGAACTCAAGGACGCCATGGACCTCGCTTACCTGACAGGTCAGCGACCGGCCGACGTACTCAAGGTGGCCACCACCGACTTGAACGCGGGATTCTTGTTGGTCAACCAAGGCAAAACCGAAAAGAAACTGCGCCTTCGGCTAGAAGATGCTGGCGTGCAATCAGCGCTAAGCGCTTTTATCGATGACCTGCAGGAGCGCAGAGCCTTGAGCGGCATCAAGACTTCAAGACTTATTACTAACACCTCGGGCCTTCGGATGAGCCAGCAGATGTTACGGAATCGCTGGGACGAAGCCCGCGAGAAAGCCGCCATCAAAGCAGCAGCCGATGGCGACTCCCCCCTGGCCGTACTGATTCGCCAGTTTCAATTCAAGGATATACGGCCTAAAGCGGCCAGCGAGATTGAATTGACTCATGCCAGTCGCTTGCTCGGCCACTCCTCCGAAGAAATGACCAAGAAGGTGTATCGAAGGGTTGGTGAAATTGTGAAACCCAAGAAGTGACATCGCCGCTGTGCTGACTCACAAACCAGCTATTTAAATCGTCAGCATCGCGTGCATTCGCTTCACAATCATAACAATGGTGAGCAATAAATTCGCCGTCACAAAAATCACCAAAGGGGTAACTAAGTATCTAGCATAACTAAAGTGAAATATTGCATCTCCAGACCCAAAATCCTGCACTAATTTAAAGACAACAGAATGTACAAAACATAACGCCACAAGCACAATAGAGCTCAGGATTGAGAAGCAGATATTATAGTACAACTGACCAAGAAGAGTTTTTTTTGGCGTATATAGTGCATCTAACTCTTTATTCGCCTCCAGCTTACTTTCTTGATCATAAACAAGCACCAAAACCGATAATAATAACGCAGTAAAAATGGCGCCAAAATTGACAAGCATCGATGCAACATCTTTATTTAAATTGTAGCCCGCTAACAAACCTAGCCCCGCAACCAATCCAGGGACTAGAAAGAAGGTAATGTAATCGCCGATGGATCTTTTGCCCTCAGGGTCAGACAGGGTAGCAATATGCCCTAAGAAGATATCAGTGACATTTACTTTGCTACTCATACCTTCACTCCCATCTTAGGATATAGGGCATCCGCTAGGTCCTGCAAAACTATAGTACACCATTCGTGCAATGATTTCGCCACAGGGTTTCCTGCAACGAAATCTACATCTTCTTCATCGATAGCAATTTCACAGACCTGCTCGTCTGCTGGTCGACCAATTGTAAACGTTCGGCGCTTATCCCCGAGCTCTACCACTATTTTAACATGTGCGCACATTGGAGACAGATATTCGACAACCTGGTACTTTTCGCTGTTAGGATCCAAGTAATCTTTAAACTGACCTAAGGATGACCGACTCGGAGGCTTAATAATCAACTGCTGTTCTTTATGCCCTAACTTTTTTATTTGATCTGTTAGATCGTTCATACCCTCAAACTTTGTCAGCCTTATTTCTTTAGCTTTAGCATTCTCCCAGCTTACAAATGCTTTTTTGTAAGCCAAAGGATTCATCTGTAAATTTAGCTTTGTTATTTTCTGAAACTCGGCCCGAAGCAAATCATGCAATAGCGTTTTTATTCCTGCTCCTTTAAAACTGTGAAGCAAGGCAATTCCTTCATTAAAACCAGCCGGCACAAAAAACCTTACATAGTGCCTAATTATCTCTGCGTTTTCCTGCGTCTTTTCATAGTCAACCTTACCTGTTTTGATGTCAATGATGTCATTTTTTACACCATAGCTTCCAACCTCAAACCATCCGGCAACTTGCCGCTGTGCTGCATAAATCGTCATGCCCTTGAATCTGAAAACTTGCTTGGTATCTTCAGCGATGACGAACTTGTCATCAACTCTATTGAAATAATCTACCAGCACTTTGAAAGCGTCGTAAGCGCCAACTTTATCAAGCTTTGAATATCTATCCTCGATTTTTTTTGCAGCGCTGTTCGGGTCAAAAAACCGTATGGAGTATGGAGCAATTGCGTGCATAACTGACGTCCCTGTTTATGTCCGCTCTCTGGCAGGATCTATATGGCCTAACTGCAAGCCTAGCTCTCGGTAGCGCGGCCTGACTTTTCAACACCGCAAAAATCTCACATCGATTTTTCCGTGAGCTTATGCTGGCAATGTGACTACAGCAACAGGAATTATTAATTAGGCACACCTCCGACTGCAGGATTGCTGTCATGGGGCCCCTGAAAACACCTTAAATCTTCGCAGTCTGTGCCGGTAAGGAAGAGGTTTCGTCCAGCAAAAAGACAGCAGTTGCGGAAACGATGTTCAAAGTTGCGGAAACGATCATAAATCGCGGGCAATAAAAAACCCCGTAGATCGTTGATCTACGGGGTTTTAAGAGTGGAGGCCGAGGTCGGAATCGAACCGGCGTAGGCGGATTTGCAATCCGCTGCATAACCATTTTGCTACTCGGCCTCAAACGATCAATGTCCCG